CACCTCTTGACATTGAGAACGAAGTTAAGGTTGAGAGCCGCAACCTGGTTTACAACGGTTTTGAGAGATATTCACTTGCTTTCACAAACTGGCGCCACGTTGCACTTATCGGATCTGCTGATGCTGACGCACAGTCACTTTGATTTAGTTTCAACACTGGGAAGGGGCCGGAGTTTTCCGGCTCCTTTTTTAAGGAGAAAATATGAAAATTGGAGATAGACTTACTATTGACGGACAGTTAGTAGAAGTAACCTATGTAATGAATGAGAAGGCTTTTGGATATAAGCCGGTTAAAGAAGAGAAGATAGAAGCTCCCGTAGACGTAGAGGCCCCCGTTGAAGCCCCTGTTGAAGCGCCTAAAAGGAGAAGAAGGAAGGCATAACTATGGATAAATGGACCTGGGGACAAATTAAATATGCGGCTTTGCAGAAGATGTTTTCCATAACAGGGTCAGCCACTACGATCCCTACGGATTCATCAACTATGGAATATGTCAACGCTATGCCACAGGCAGCAAATGAGGCGCTACAGCTTCTTTCTACTGCCGGAAAGTTCATCATAAAGGAATTTCAGTACGTTAATACAAAGTACGAAAATCTCCTTGGTAAAGACACATTTAAGGCATATAGGGTAGTGAATGACACACTTACCTTTGCTAAAGAAGGTGCTTTGTCCTATTACTTCCAGATAAAGGGAAGACCGACTTCATGTAAGCTGTTTGTTGGTGAGCATGAGGTTAAAGACTTCTACCCGGAAGGGATAGACGAAGAGATAAACACAAAGCAGTTTACAGTCTTTAAAGGCAATATCACTTACCCTGAATTAGAAGAGGGCGAGGATGCCACTGTAAGCCTTGTATTTGAAGCATGGACACCTATAGACATAGTAAATGTATGTTTCTATGGTTGTCCTTTTGAAACAGACGAAGATGTACCGCCTTACGAAAAGTACATACGCATAAAGCTGGATGATGTGCTGAATGACTTTTACCAGCTTGCCCCGGCTGAATTGTATGATCTTGGCGTAACCGGTAATGACTATATTGTAGCAAATGAATACTTCCAGGAAGCAGATAAGACCCTTGTTATTCCGAGGGATAAGGAAGGAATATACCTTATCCATTATCGTGCATATCCACAGCAGATAACGCTTTCTACTCCGGATGATGAGGTTCTTTCACTTGATCCTGAAGTCGCAGTTTTAATCCCTATGTACATCTGTTCACAGGTATATAAGGATGATGATGCCTCAATAGCAGTGCAAGCGAGAAATGAGTTTGAGATAGCCCGTGAAGCATTGTCACAGGGGGCATTAGTACCTAAAAAAGAAAAATTTGTAACTTCTAGCGGGTGGTGCTGATGGCAACTCAATTTAACATTCCTACAAGTCCAAAAAAACTGGTTTACCAGTCAGATACATTCCTTGGTGCTGATTTTACATCCGAGGCTTCTACGGTAGATGATACAAAGTCTCCCAGTTGCGAGAACATGATTAGAAGCGTTCCGGGGAAAATCCGTAAGAGAATGGGATATGAAGAGGTATTAGACTATGGACAGCCCATTTTTGGTGTGCATTACTATTCTGCCGAAGATACTTACTTAGTCCATGCCGGATCTTCCCTTTATGATATAAAAGGAATAAAAGGTGGTAAGTGGGTTTATGCAGAAGAGGTCGTAAAGGCAAATAAAGATCAACTGGGTATCTTCTACAGAAATCTTTTAGGCTTGCTTGTTGATATCGCCTCCGCAACAAGCGACATAAATAGATATGTTGTAATTGATAGAAACAGGCGTTATGACGGGCCAGATAGTACGGAACCTGAAGTATTAGACCCTCCCCCCGCTCCATATAATTCAAGTTATGAATATGTAGAAGCAAGGAGATATATACTTGGAACTGTAACAGTAAATAAGCAAACGTATTATAGATGGTGCTGGCAATATACTTATCAGCTAAGAGAAGACGTAGTACATGATGTTGTAGATCATAACGAGAAGCCTTTTTATTTCTTGGATGGAAATATTGAGAATACCCGCATAACTGATAAGATGGCTCTTAATAGGTCAGTATCTTTTGAGCTGGCGCAGAAGCTTGTCATTTTGGACGGCGAAACGATGTGGATTTACGATTCCGTAAATGGGCTTCACCAGTTATCAGACCCAGACCACTACGAGGAAAGATACGATAGATATTCACATTATGCCTATATCCCTTCGGTAAGTCTTTCAAAAGACCCTGTAGGATATGAGAGTGAATACTCACAATCAGACGAAGCGTTAAACCTTGCTACGGCAGCTTATAAGGATTCATTCTATGTTCGTGAAGATGCGGCTACGGCAAAGGTATTTCAAATGTCTTTTGCACCGTTGGACGATCAATCGCCGGTATACGTTTGGGTGATGGACGCTAACGGTGAAATGCAAGAAAAGACACAGGACGTTGATTACACGGTGGATTATGAAGAGGGAACAGTAACGTTCACTACAGCGCCCGGTCAAAGCCCGCTTGAAGGTAATGATAACATTAAGATTCAGGCTTACTACACGCCTGAAGGTTATAGAGATAGGATAAATAAATGTACTATCGGCGCTATGTTCGGTGTAAACGGTGCGCACGATAGTATTTTTATTTCCGGCAATCCCGGTGGTGGTTCAGACACAGACGGTAATTATTACACTTACAAAAACTGTGACTGGTGGTGCAAGCAATATACTCCTACTTACTGGCCCGATATTAACTACTCAAAGCTTGGTAGTGATAAGTCAGCCATTATGGGATATTCAATCATCAATAACTACCTTGCGGCACATAAGGACTACAGGGAATTAACACAGTCCATTATCATCCGTGAAGGTGACTTGGTAGATGATAAGCCCGTGTTCAAGATCATCAACTCTTTACAGGGTGCCGGAGCAATATCAAAGTATTGCTTTAGCTACCTTGCGACAGAGCCGGTATTCTTAACAAAGCTTGGTGTGTATGCAGTAACAGCACAGGACGTAACCGGTGAGAAGTATGCACAGGACAGAAGCTACTATCTTGAAGGAAAACTCCTTAAAGAAGAGAACTTAGAGAGCGCTTTTGCTTATGCCTGGAAAGACTATTACATGGTTGCGATCAACGACCATCTGTATGTGCTTGATGGTTTACAGCCCATGCACACAGACAAGTCAAGGCCGTATGCTACAAGGCAGTATGCCGGATTCTACTTTACGAACATCCCCGCAACTTGTTTCTTTGAAATGGACGATTCATTGTACTTTGGAAGCGAGAGTGGCAAGATTTATAGATTTTATAGGGATGACAAGAGCCTTGCTTCTTACAATGATGCCGGAGAACCAATCACAGCTACTTGGGAAACAGCGGATATTTCAGAAAAGCTTTTCTATAAAAAGAAGACTTATAGATATCTGGCTTTAAGATGTATGCCGGAAGTCACATCCTCTGTTAAGGTCTACGCCCAAAAACAAGGCCAGTGGGATATGTTAAAGGACGATCAGTCGAAGCTTAAGTATTTCACATACTCACAGCTTCAGTACAGCAAAATGACATACTCCACAGATAAGACACAGAAGATATCAGCTACTAAGATACGTCTTAAGAAGCTGGATCATGTAAGGTTCAGGTTTGTAAACGACAGGCTTAATGAACCGCTTGGAATAAACGATTTTGCCGTAGAGTACACACAGGCCGGAAACGTCAAATAAGGAGGCTATATTATGGCTTTTACACGAATTACAGAAGAAGACAGGCTGGGAAAGGGTAATGTAGGACAGCCCGACACTCCGCTACTGACCGCCACGGAAATGCAAGAGCAGATGGATTCACTTCCGAACCTGGCAATAGATAGGTTTAATGCTTTCCTGGATGAAGCAGAAGATCCTAACGGAGCCAAAAGTTTAGGTTGTGAAGCGCCTGAAGGTATAACAGCTACAAGCCAGACGGTCTATGCGGTAGTCAGTGCTATAGCAAGACTGGCACAGACAACAGGAGCTTCCGCACATACCCATGCTAATAAGGATGGCTTGGATAGCCTGACAGATGCACTTATTCAGGATCTTATTGCTATTTCTACTTATCTCAATGGCATTACAGAGGTAGAAACAAGCATAACGGACAGTGCTACAGCTATTCCTTCATCACACGCAGTAGTTGACTATATACAGGCCGCAGACTTAACAAGCCCTGTAGTTAGTGCCTTATATCCCATAGGTGCTATCTATCAGACAACTACCATAGACCCGGACACATTGTTTGGTACGGTAGGAAAATGGACACTGCTTGGGACTGATGCAAGCGGCATAAAGACTTATAAAAGAACTGCATAAGGAGGTAAAAGATGGCTGAAAATATCATTACCATATCGGAGCTGGAAGCGATAACCGAAGCTCCGGGGACAAGCTTTATTCCTATTGATGATGGAACGACAACTAATAAGATCACGGTAAATAATTTTAACGCCTCTTCCGCTTCATCTGCTGCTTCATCTGCAACAGCCGCCGCCGCTTCCGCAACAGCCGCCGAGAGCTATGCAAAGGGCAATACAGGAAGTAGGACCGGAGAGAATACGGATAATGCCAAGTATTACATGGAGCAGACACAGGCATTGATAACAGTGGCTTCACAGTATGCCGCTACAGCAACAACACAAGCTTCTGCCGCTTCAGATAGTGCAGATGCCGCCGCCACAAGTGCCACAACTGCTGGACAGAGAGCTACAGCCGCTACAGAATCAGCCGCAAGCGCCG